CTGTGAGCAGTGGCTAAATGTAAATTACAGTGAGCTATCTAATGATAACCAAGCCCAAAATCCACATTGATTTAAAGCAGGTTGAATCATTGGCGGCTAATGGTTTGACGCAGGAACAGATAGCGGCAGCATTGGGTATTAGCGAAACAACATTACACCAAAGAAAAAGAGATTCCGCAGATTTCGCAGCCGCTATTAAAAGAGGAAAAGCCAAAGGCATCGCATTAGTGACCAATAAACTAATGGAGTCAATCAAAGGCGGCAACATGACAGGGATGATTTTCTTTTTGAAAACGCAGGCGGGATGGAAAGAGACAAACGTACAAGAAGTCAAAATGGCAGACGAACCCATTGCAAAAGTTACAATAGAGGTCATTAGTGCGAACGCTAAAGATTCAAGCGACTGAGCCCCAAGCAAGATTTTTGGCTTTAACTGCAAAGTATAGGCTTTTTTGTGCGGGGTTTGGCGCAGGCAAATCCGAGGCAATGGCTAACGCGGCAATGATAGACGCTTGTGAATCAACAGACACGCTAATCGGGCTTTATGCGCCGACTTATGACTTAGTAAGACTTATTACCGCGCTACGCATCACGTCAAAACTCACTCAACACGGCATAGCACACAACTATAACAAGTCAGAAAACGTAATCTATACGTCTGCTCCTCGCTTCGGCGACTTCATTTTAAGGACGCTTGATAATCCTGAGCGGATTGTCGGCTATGAGACGTATAAAGCGCATTGCGACGAACTAGACACACTACAAACAGAACACGCACGACACGCATGGAATCAAGTTATAGCGCGTAATAGACAGCGGCCTAATGGCATTATTGACCCATTCAATCAGGCAAGCGCATACACCACGCCTGAAGGATTTAGATTTTGTCACGAACGGTGGGTAGCAAAAAAAACAGAAAGTTACTCAATAATACAAGCCGCATCATATACAAACCCATTCTTGCCAAAAGATTACATAGAATCGTTAAGAGAGTCATATCCCTCAAGTTTAGTCGATGCTTATATTGAGGGTCGTTTTGTCAATCTAACAAGCGGAACAATCTACAATAACTACGACCGCGAACGCTGCGACTCACACGAAACAATCAGAGAAAATGAGCCGTTATTTATTGGGCAGGATTTTAACGTAGGCGCAATGGCATCCACCGTTTACGTCAAACGTCCGAACGGATGGCACGCAGTTGACCAACTCACAGGCGTTTATGATACGCCCGAATTGTGCAAAGTGTTAAAAGAGCGTTATCAAGGCCACAAAATAACAGTATATCCCGATGCTAGTGGTAACAGCCGTAAAACAGTTAATGCGAGCGAGAGTGATATATCACTGCTAAAACAAGCAGGATTTACGGTTAAAGTTAATGCACAAAATCCACGAGTAAAAGACCGTATTCTGTCTGTGAATGGCGCATTATCGCAGGGTAAATTGTGGGTTAATGCTCGCAAATGCCCTGATGTGGTATCGTGTTTAGAACAACAGGCGTATGATAAAAACGGAGAGCCTGACAAGCAAGGAGGCTTCGATCATCAAAACGATGCTACAGGTTATCCAATTGTTTATGAAATGCCAGTCCGAAAACCTGCATCAAGCGGTATCGCCATGAGTATGTTCTAATGACCATCACCACAGACAGCACATTGCGCCACGAATTGACAGTATCAAGATTAGTCACAGGAATTGTGCAATCTCGCATCATGCCGTCATACTTAGATTTATCAAAGGCGGTCAAGGCTGCATTAGTTGACTACGAGCCAACGATGAGCCGTAAGGATTTTGATAGATTTAGACAGCGTGTAGGTTTGCTTGTCAGTGAAAAAATGGCTGAAATGTGGGATGGCACAACGAATGATTTATTTGACTTGGCAAAATATGAAGCTGAATATATTGTTAATGAGTTAGTGGGTACTACAGCAGTAAGTGAAGCGGCAGTAGCTAAAGCCGTCAACGCCCCGATGGTGTTGGCAGGTGCAAAAGTAGCACAGGTCGGCACATGGCGCGAATATGTAGCGGGTGCTTCAAACAGCACACAAACGCGCATTATTGATAATACAATTCGACAAGGCTATGAAGTCGGCGCAACTGTCAGCGAAATGACTAATAGGCTTGTAGGCACTAAAGCAAATAATTATTTAGATGGTTTAATCACAAACACAGGGGCGCGTGAGGCCGAGGCGTTAGTGCGTACTGGTGCAAACCACTACGCAAACGCGGCGCGTGATGTTGCGGCACAGGCTAATAGTGATTTAATTCAAGGCCGTATTTTTCTCGCAACTTTCGACAATCGTACAACATTGACGTGCCGACACTTTGGAACGTTGCATAAAATCTACGAATTAGACGACCCATCCACGCCTAAACCACCTTTGCATTTTGCGTGTCGGTCTGTGTTGTCCATCGTGCCGATTGGCTTTGACCCGTTCGACGGCACGCGGGCAGCAGTTGGTGGGCAGGAAGGCGAAACAGCAGAAGAATTATTCAACAAAAAGAATGATAGACTCGATGCTAGACGCGAAAAAGCAGATGCTCAACGCGCACAGGGTCAAGCAGACGTGAAAGAAGTACCGAGCAAGGTAACGTACTCAGGCCGAAAAGATTCGTCTATTTTTAACCCTGGACAGATTGACAGTCACACAACAATGGATGCTTGGATGCGTCAACAGCCCGATTGGTTTATTGAGTCATCACTGGGTAAAAGTCGTGCTAAACTATTCAAAGATGGCGGCCTAACATTAGATAAATTCACCGACATGAATGGCAAGCCATTAACACTCAAACAAATGAAGGCGTTAGATAGTTATGACGCCGCATTCAGGAAGGCTCAACTATGACATCACTTAAAAATCAGCATCCCGATTATTTAACCGCCGCGCCTGATTTGTTTTTAGTGCGTAAATTTGTCGAAGGTGAGGCCGCAGTAAAACGTGAAGGATCTACGTTTTTACCGCATCCTAATCAATTAGAATGCAATACGCCCGAGCAAGTCCGCCGCTATGAATCATACAAAATGGGTGCTGAGGTTGAGGATTTTCCATCGCGAACATTAAACGATTTATTGGGCGCGATGTTTCGACAGCCTGCCGTGTTTGTGCCGCCTGTTGGTTTAGAGTATTTAGTCGATGATAGTGATGGTGATTGGCTATCGCTGCAAGCATCTATTGAACTGACTGCTAGAAACTGTTTACAAGTCGGCTATCATATTTTGTTAGCAGAGTATGACCAGTTGCCTAGCGGTTTAGATGTTGAATTATCAATTGCTGATAAAGCCGCATTAAATCAAAAGGCATCAATCAAACACTATCCACGCGAATCGCTTGTAGATTGGTTGTTTGGTAAAGTCAACGGACGATTAACGCTAACATTTGCGAAATTACAGCACACAGAAACACGAAAAGATGAAAAAGGTGTTTCATTTAATGCAACTGTTTGTCTTGAGCTTGGCATTGATGAAAAAGGCTACTGGCAAGAGCTAGAAGTATACAAAAACGGCTTGGAGGTTTACGAATCAGCAGAGCGTGTTTACCCACAAGCAAGCGGTAAAAACCTAACATATATTCCGCTAGAAATTGTGCAAAGCGAACGCATGATTGCAGGTCAATTACCGATTCAAGCGGGTTTTATCGCGCCATTATGCTACAAGTCACACGCACGTTATCAAGTAAGTGCAGATTTGAAAGAACGCCTAAGAATCTTGCAAGACACGTCATATTCTAGCGGTTGGGATGAGAGCAAAAAGGAAGAGTTTAATATCATCAATGGTCGCAAGTATTTTGCAATGGGTGCTGGTGTTCACAACTTTTTGCCTGACGGCGTGACGATGGACATTCTCAAACTCACAGCAGACGGTGACGCTTTATTCAAATATATGGAAGAAAACGCTAAACAAATTCGCGCTATTGGGGGGCGTTTTGACACGCAAGACAAAGGTCAAGAAACGTTAGGCGAAGTACAAATAAAGGACGCTAACGAAAAAGCAGTCTTGACACTTTTAACTAACAACATCGAACGCGCTTACAAGAACGTCATCGCGTATTGCGGCGAGTTTGAGGGATTGACGCTTATGCCGTCAGATATTGAATTGGCGCTTAATCGCGAGTTTACATCGACGAAACTGACAACGGATGAAGTTAAAAGCGTTCGTGAGTTAGTGCTAGACCGATTAATGACTCCCGAAATGGCTATAGAAAAGCTAATCAAAGGCGGTTTTTTAGTTGGTGAGGCTCAAGACATTATGAATATGATCGAACAACAAGGCATTGCGCCCATTGTACAAAAGTAGTATTTTAACTGTTATGATATAACGTCACATC